TAAAGGGTTCAGTATAAAAACTGAACCCTGTTGTTATTTTAATTAAAATGAGTATGCCATATCTACATCTTCAGATGTAATTGTTTTTCTAGTCCTACCAGAACTAGATGCTATCTTGTCAAGCTTAGCCTCGAGACGAGATACTGCCCATTTCAAAGTTTCTACCACATCAGAATTATCTGAACCAGACTCTGATGATAGTGGTACGGATACTGTAGTATTGTTCAAAGGATTCACATCTGCTGGTACAATCATCTCACCCTCATGAACCAAGGCGACTTGGTCATTAGGAATCCATGGAGTACCCACGTCGTAAGAACCTCCATAATTACTAAAGTACTGCTTAGCACTATTTCCTCTGTTTACAGCTTCTGCATACTTATTTGCTGGTATTTCAAAATCTGTGCACCATTTATAAGCTGCATCATAAGCTCCCTGTGCTGTATTATCAACTGATTTTAGAGTACTATATACACCTGGGTAACTATTCTTAAGCTCATACTCAAGATATTTTAACTGGCCATCAAGGGTGGTAGAATCAAGGTTATTCTTAGAGCAGTAATTCTTCAAATTCGTCCATCTACCATTATGCCACTGACATATACCATAGCTTGTTCCGTTATCCCCTAAAGCATTAGGATTAAAAGAACTTTCCTGCTTAATGTTACCTAGTACACCACATGCAGCTGCCTTATTCAATCCCATTGTACCTGTAAGATACTTATAGATTGAACTCTCATTAGCAGAGGCATTTGTTGATGTGGCAGTTGCATCTAATGAGGAACTTCCTGCGTTATTAGATGAACCACCTGTGCTTATGGTAGTTGTTCCCTGTGCTGCTGTTGTATAGGAATTACTTGAAGAGCTTAAACCTAAAGCACTTGATATCCTTGATATAAGACTATTGCTACTGCTTGAACTCTTTCCAAAAATACCATTCTTCTTAACAGAGTCCACAAAGGATTGAGTAGTAGATACATCAAGGTTCGTCTGCTCTTTCCATAAAGAGAACCACTCTTGTTCTGTATTTGAAGATGTCTTAATAGAATCTTTTAAGCTATTTTTCTTACCACTCATTTCATCTGACATGAATCCAGTTAAACCAGAGGACATAGATGATAGATAAGAATTTGTAGTAGTCAACTCAAAGTCTTCACCTGTATTGGTTAGAACACTCTTTAATACATCAATACCACCATCAGCTGATGCTCTTACAACATCTGCTTGGTCTGATGTTAAGATTGCCTCTCCCTGATGTAGATATGCAAGACCATCATTAGGAACCTCACTTAATCCATTAGCAAAAGGATTTATCCAATCAACAAAGCTACTAACTCCGCTTGCAATTCCGTTTGCTGCCCAAGATATACCATCCCCAGCAGCACTGATAACATCACTGCCTACTGCCTTAGCTCCATCATATAAATCCGCAGCAGTATTAAGAACTCCTCCGACAAATCCACCACTTCTAGATTCCCATCTATCGTCATCACTGTCTGTATCAGATGAACTTGAAGCACCTGTACCATTTTCAGCAATTACTTTCAGATAAGCTAGCATATAATCTAATCTATCTAGAACAGGATCACCTGTCAAAGAATCCTGTATTCCAGATAAATCTACACTTGTGGTATCAGAATCAGATCCAAATAGGAAATCCCCTATTCCTCCTAAGGCATTACCTACACCATCGCCTAGACCTGAAAGCGTTCCACCTAATGCTGAACCTATACCTTCACCAACACCAGAAGCTGCATTTCCTACACCTGTACCAATCCCTTCAGCTAAAGCTCCTACACCTTCTGCTAAAGCACCAGCTCCCTCTAATAAGGAACCTCCAGCTTCTAATAGAGTAGCACTGGCTTCTGAAAAAGTAGTAACTCCTTCCTGAAAACCTGTCCACACATCGCCCGCTGTATCTTTTACCTCACCCCAGATCCCTGAGGCTGTCTCCTGCACACCTTCCCAAATGCTAGATGCTGTATTCTTAACACTTGTCCATATAGACTTGCCTGCATTTTTGATGCCATCCCAAGCCTTGGTTGCAACATTTGTTATGCCGTTCCAAGCTTTGCTTGCTATTCCCTTGACACCCTTTATAACAGACTTAGCTACACCACCTGCACCAGAGAATACTGCACTAATACTTCCACCAATCTTAGCTGGAAGTCCTTTATCAGGATCTGCCCATACTTCTGCAATCTGGTCTTTTGTATCAGTAATAGCATCCCAAGAACCTGTTAGAACTCCTCCAAGTTCCTGACCTACCGGACCTAATTCCTGTAGGACTCCATTTACTGCTTCTACTCCTGCACCTACTGTATTGAAAGCCTCACTTGCACAATCCTTTGCAAAATCCCATGTAGCTTGAGCTGCCTTAGCAATTCTCTCACCACCGATAAGACCTGTAACTGCTCCAATACCACCACCTACAGCAGCACCTATTGCAGTACCGAGACCAGGTATGATAGAACCTACAGCAGCACCAAGAGCCGCACCTTTTAAAGCATTTCCCCCTGTGTTCTTAGCTACATCTAACGCACTTCCTTCACCTACTCCGGCACCTGTACCACCTATAGCACCGCCTATGGTAGATGTTATCTTTCCTGATGTAAGATTTCCTTCATCACCTAACCACTCATTAGATTTCTTATATCCACCTACAGCATCTTTTAGGGTTAATCCTGCACCTGCAAGACCTAAAGCGGCTGTTCCAGCTAATGCAAGACCTCCAGTTTCTAAGGCTGTACCAGCCATCATACTAGAACCAGCACTAGATAGAGATGCACCTAATCCAGATAATATAGAACTCCCACCAGCTGCACCACTAGCTGCTGCACCTTCTGCAAGAGTACTTCCAGCACTAGCTGCTGTACTAGCAGCAGTACTAGCAGCACTTCCTGCCTCTGCCGCTGCTGAACCCCCTGTAAACAATCCTTTAACAGTTGATAGGATTCCCCCAGAAGCACTGGCTCCTTTGAAGAACTTAACTACTGCTGAACCACCTTTTATAAGGGTAGAACCTACAATAGCTGCATTAGCTGCATCAGCTAAGGATATATCTAATGTATCAGTTATCTTTGAAAAGAATGTAACAACTGGATTAGAAGATAAAGAGTTCTTTAAATCCTGAATAGCTGTAACTGTCTCATTAGCACTCTCTGTCATTAAATCCAATGTAGCATCACTTTCAGAAGCATTTAGAGAATCATCTAACGTATCAACGATATTATTGTAATCACTGATTAGTGAATCTGCTCCTGCTATATCTTTAAGCTGATATACATAATCGAAGCCTAACTCTTCTTTCCACATATTCAGCTCATAGTCATTCATGCTGGATAACTTATCCTGAAATGTCTCTAACATACTTCCCAACAAATCAGGGTCTTGCAAAGATTCCTCTAACTGACTGACGCTCATCCCTAACATATTAGAGAACTGAAGTGCTTGGTCATTTTCCATTAACTCTGGTAGGGTTAGCTTCTGCCAAGACTGAAGCATATCTACCATAGTATCTACACCTTCATTAGCCTCATTTTCAGACAATGCCTCTAATGCTGCTAGAGAGTTCACCATCTTAGTAGACTTTTTAGAGTCTTTATAGGATAGTCCATAGATAGCATCCATGTTCTCGTTGATTGCTGTTAGGATAGTATCAGCATGAACATACAAATCCTCATTATCCTCTAAGGTTATAGCCAGGTTACTGATATTTCTCAAGAACTTTCCATTCTTACCCATAGCCATATCCTTCCACATGATGTTACTCATTTCATCTTTTGAAATACCTAAAACCTCAGCAGACGCCATAGTCTGAGCATAATTGACTACCTCATTCATCTTCTTCATGCCGAAGTCTTTGATAATATTAGATACTGTCTCACTAGCCTGTGACCTATTGATAGCTCCTATAGTATCATTCAAGCTGTCTACACTTTCCTGAAAAGCTGATTCATCAAAAGAATCACCTGTCCTAGAGCGTACCTGACGCAGATTCTCAAAATAGGAATCTACACTTTCCTCAAGACTCTGAGTGATAGCATCTATGTTTAGTGCTGTACCTAAATCCCTTAACTCATCTGAAATTCGATTTATCTTATCCGAGAAAGATTCTGTGAGCTCATCAAAATCATCTTCTAACCCATCAAACCTTTTCTGCATTTCCTTGTCAATCTTATCCATGCCTTGCTTAGAAGCACTATACAGATTCTGAAATGTCTGCTTCTCTGTCTTAGTCATATACTGACTGTAAAGAGCATAACTACGCTTCATAGCATCTAACTGTTCTTTCATCTTCTGCTGTCTGTTTTCCATATCTGAACGAACAGACTCACGTCCATCCTCTGTAGAAGCTTTATAAAAATTAGTCAACATTTCCTGCTGTCTATCAAGCATAGTCGAGAAATTTCGCTCATTACGATTCATCTGATTGACCATAGCACGAGCGTTCATTTCATCAAGCTGTTTCAACTGCTCTTCAAAAGAAGTAGAAGTAGAATCATCTCTACGAGCCATATTATCTTCCTCCTTTCTTTCAAATTTTCAGATATTATATATTATAGGAATTATCGGTGCTTACGCCAGCTTCCTGATTTTCTCTTTGCCTCAGCTGCCTTTATAGCTTCTTCTCGAGCTTTTTTCTCTGCTTCTACCTGTTCTACAAGTATTCTATACATAGTATGACGCTCCAGAACCGTCATACTGTCTGAAGCATCATACTCAATCTTTCCATGATAGGCTAACTGGAACTGCTCTTTCATGATTGCATTAAAATTAGCCCACTTAAATTCTGATATCTTTTTATTCTCACTGTTAGAATTATACTCACTCAACTGTGGGACGAAAAAACTCTGAAGTGATAGGCATTGGGAAATCGAATTCCTCGCCACATCCAAGACAAGATACAGTGGTAGTGGTATCAATACCTACACGAATCTTGTTAAGGTCAGACCACATCTTCATAGAATCCTTACTTCTCATATTGTCTACATACTCACGAGCATCATTGAAATCTACAGCCTCACCATTGATAGCAGTGATGTATCTAGCCATACGACATACATACTCTACCTCTCTTAAAGGTAGGTTATACTGCTTTGCAAATTTCTTTGCAAATCTGTCAATAAATTCAGAGTCCTCATTTCTAAGAATCTTCAAATCTAATTTATCTCCACTTACAGGAAGAGTGACCTTGATAGGCTCTTCAAAATTCTCTGGAAGATAATCTACATCAAAATCACCTAAATTGATGGTATATGTTTCTGTTCTTCCACAATGAGGGCAAGTAGCGGTTACCTTATACTCTGGACCATAGGTGATAATTCTCAACTGCACGATAAGATACATCTCATCAGCTGCGATAAGCTGACTTACATCAATCTCTTCAGGTGCTACAATACAATTCTTAAGAATCTTCTGAAACACATTACCACCTGTAGAAGCATATAGAATCTTCTCTTCCTTGGTTGTCATACCCCTCATAGAAATCTCTGCTGGAATCCCTTTTTCCTTATATAGGATTCCTCTTGAAGGTAAAGTTACTGTGGATTCATAATCCATCTTTTTTGCATTAGCCATAAAAATAAATCCTCCTTTAGACTTAATATAATAGTGAAATTGCTTCCTAAATCTATATATTATTTGAGACACCTGATTTCATAACAGGCGGATATTTTTGAAAATAAAAAAGAGGCATGAATAAATTCATGCCTCTGAAATCCATCATGATTAGAATATCCTTAATCGGTTGTGTATACCTTAGTATTCTTTGTATCAGATCTAACAAGAACTGCATTATCTACTGACAAGTTCATGGTAATTGACTTAGCATCACTACCATCATAGTTCATTTCTCCAAGGTCAAGAGATGTAGGCCAAACACCTTTTAACTGCCACTTACGAAGTACCTCTCCGTTAGGACCATACTGTACGATTGTAGCAGACTTCTTATAGTTCTTAGCCCAGCCGACCTTACCTGTTTCTGTATTGTATACCTTCTGTCTCCACTTCCAAAGAATCTGCTCAATGTCAGGTTCGATAAAGTCCTTAACAGTTACAGAAACATCATCTACATTAGCCTGACCTGCAACCTTAACCTTTGAGTTACCATAGGCAAGTTCTATTGGGTCATTGGATACCGTCGGTAATCCAGTACTGCTACAAGCTAACTCGATGTAGCTGTTAGAATCAATCGTGGAATCGAAAATGATTCTAAAGTTGTTTGTTCTCTGAACTTCATAGGTAGAAGCAGTAGACATAAACATTGCGTTTAACTGTGACATAATTTAACTCCTCCTTCCCTAATTATTCATCAAAGGTTGCCGTATAAGGCATGATGTTGAATGTCAATGGAATAAACTCTGCTGTCTTAGTAGGCTTAATGCTTACCGATGCAGGCATCTGATTGTTCTCCACTTCATTATCTGTAGGCTGTATCTCAATCTTATAATCATATATACCACCCTGAGTACGAATATCACTCAAGATAGGGTCAACCATTGTAGTCCATCTTTCCCAGGTAGATTCTACGTTCTGCTCGAATACATAGTATCTTGTAGAAAGCTCAATGGTCTTTTTCAGGTAGTTCATAAGACGTCTTACATTTACTCTGTCGAGAGATGAAGGCTTTCTCTGCATTGTCTTCTGACCCCAGATGGTAATACCACTGCTCAAGAAGTTTACGATAGGGTTTACTACATTACGGTTTCCATATACAGCATCTCTCTCACCCTTAGTAGGATTCAACTCTAATCCGATAGGCTTAGACATTGTACCTCTATCAAGACCTGCTGGTGCTGTCCAAGGATGACCTACTTCATCATTATAAGCGTACTGAGCTGCTACATAACCTGAAGGTGGAAGCCAT